CATTCTCTCACCTCACAAAACATCGTCAATATAAGCCGTGTTTTTGGCTTCGTTCACCCGCTCCAACACACAAAGCTGATCCAACAAAAAGGCCATGTCCGTGTTGTCAATCTCCTCTACGGTCCACCCATAACCTTCTTGGTACTTCGCGTATAGCTGAAGCAATTGTTCGTAAGGGGATAGATCTATTTTTGGTCTATCCCCTCTTCTACGTTTGGGAGGTTTCGCAACTTCTCACTAGCCACATTTATGACATAGGAGGCCGCCCGCACGTACATGGGTAAAACGTCCGCAGGATCGATTTCGTCCGCGTTCTCCAACCCGTACATTTCTACCAGCATGGCCGCATGTTCAGCCATCAATTTATTAAGGCTCCATTCCGTCTTGTCAATCTCGTCATATTCCGCTACTTTTCGCCACATCTTCATGTTAGGACGCGGCAACTGGACTTCTGTACCGTTTACCAGTGTTAATACCGTGTTATCGTTCATGATATCCTCCAATGTTCCACGTGAAACAAATCTTTTAGTATTTCACGTGAAACAAGCCTTTTTGTTCCACGTGAAACAAAAAGGGGCGGGAAGCCCCGCCCCTCCTGTCAAGCTGGCTCGACTGAAGTGTACCAACTAGCGATCACGCTAGCACTTTCCGAATTGTCGCTATCTGCAGTCCGCTTCCACACACCGTCGTATTCACGCGCCACAAAACGGCCCTCCAACTTAGGCGTGGTGTACTGAACACTTTCGCCCTTAGTCTGTAAAGTCTCCTGCGTCGGGGCGAATTTGCCCTTAAGCAGTTTAACATACCGCGTAGCTCCGTTGTGCTTCTTAGCTTCAAACATCAAAGCCACATAAGGCGCAGAGTCCGAAGCCTTAGCAATCAACTGTTTAGTGGTCGTGTCCACCGTGTGACCTAAAAGGGTAGCTTGGTCTTCCAACGTCAGATCACAGGATTCAATCGTTACCGAAATCTCCGACATGCTTGAATCCGCGGCAAAAGGGGCATCGTCACCGTAAAGGGTACTAAATGAAATCGACGGGTTCACATCAACCTGCACCGCCCCCGCAATTCGGCGGGGAGATCCGTACACCACGCCACCCGCGCCGTCACTAGTTAGCGTAGCAAAGTACAAATTCTTAAGTCCTACTGTTGCCATTCCGCACTCACTCCTATCACATAATCAACTATTAAAATCTGCTGATCGTCTTCTTTATACGGGGTTGTTTGTACACGGGAAAATCCTAGCCCCGTCATAACGCGGTGTACGTGTCTATACGTATCGCGGTATTGTCCATTTTGGGTGACGATGTACACCCGAATGGTCACCCTATGCGCAACCTCCACATCGTCCCCCACTAAGGTGGGTACGTCTGAAATGGGAGAGTACACCAGTATTGGGTAGCGGTCTAGCAGATCCGCTGGAGCTTGTAAATGGAAAATTGAATCCACCCCATGGCCCAACAAAGCCACAAGATCCGGATCCGTAGATAACCCATTGTACACTTGGGCCTCAAGTTCTACTGTTTCCATTCACTCCCCTCCTTATGGCGGTTTTTATAGCTTCAATTATCCCTTTTCGCACCCCGTCTTTTTTCGCGTCCATGGCTGGATACAAAAACGGGTGCCCATGGTTTGGGGAGAATTCCACTATCTGCCCGTACAAAAACCCTTTTTTAGTTTTAGCGTTTGCGCTGATCTCATACACGGTACCATTCTTTTTAGGCTCCGCTTTAATGGAGTCCCGCAACGCTCCTTTTGTTACGTCTGCCATCCAATATGTCCGCCCGTTGGCTTTTTTGTGGCCCTCGTATGTCGGACACCTATTTTTGGCTTCTGCAACTACTTCATCGGCTCCCTGTTTCAACGCGGCTTTCGCCGCGTCTAAAACATGAGCACCTAAATCCTTTAAATGTTGTTCAGTCTTTCCAGTGTTAAAACTCCCACGAGAAAAACTGGTGTCCCGGTAATGGTTACGTTTACCCATCCGCCAACACCTCCCGACACTCCAACACCGTCCACACGTGGGCGGCTTCCGCGTCGTAAGGTGGCCTGATCATTTCCAGCCGTTTCCCCCGCCATAACACAACGTCATTTGGTAGTATGTCTTGGCGGTGCCGGATGGTGATCCTATAGTCCACTTGGTTGACGCGCTCTACCCCGTCTTTTGAGGTTTGCGCCCCCACGGGGTAAACCTTCGCCCACACTTGGCACCTCAACTGCTGGGCATTGTCAATCACATCTCCCAACTGGTTCTTTTCTTTTGTGTAATAAACGATTTGGACGCGTTCCGTGAGGTCGTCCACTGTGTTGCGCATGGTCACGCCCCGCATTCTCATGGGGTTTCCTCCTCACTCGCTTCGTCCTCGTCCACATCGTCCTTGAAATAGTCACCGCCTAAGGCGATTTGGCTAGTCAAGCACGTTACGGCAAAGGGCACCTCAACAACAGACAAGGAGGACAAAGGCTGACGGCATTCATACCAATGGGCCACTAGCATCAAAATGGCCTGTTGAAATAAAGCGTCCTGCGCGATGTCCACCCGCGTGTCAGTTGCCAGTACAAAATTCTTACCAGTTTCGCGGCGGATAAGTAAATCGGCGGCGTTGGCATATCCCTGTATGAGGGCATCGTCCTCACTTATATCCACCCGCAAATGTTGCTTAAGTAGAGCCAGATCCATGAACGCCGCCCCCTTTTACGCACCAGCGCGTTCGATCAGAGCGAATGCCTTAGTGGTAAGCAGGTCGCCGTCCAAAAGCGCATAACCCATGTAGTCAGTGCTACGGGCCAAAGTGTGATCCTCGGTGTAAACACTAACATCTTGGTTCCGGTTCATGACATACGCGCGGCGCACGTTGCCAATGAGGAAGGAGCCGTCCGGGATTGCGTCCTCTTCGATTACTTCACGCCCGAAGAGACGGCCAATGGTCTGTCCCGTGGGATCCGGAATGAAAATCGGTTGTTTCTGGGTAGTGGTGATGTTAGCCAGCTGGTTCCAGATGTCGGAATTCTTGGCGTAAATCTTCACACCGTCCATGTAGCCGGATTTAATCTTACCCAACGCCGTGGTAATGTTGGCGTAGCTAACGGAGCTATTGGCCGCATAAGTGAGGACCTGCGGGGTGCTGGCTTCACCCTTGAGGCGGGTGATAATGCCATAGGGCTGAGCCACAAAGGAGTCACCCGCGCCCGGGACACCCTGCCCGCTAACGATAGCGCTAGCGATGGCCGCACCCATACGATCAGCGATCTTGGAGGTGATGTAGGTAAGGAACGCGTCAATGCTCATGGTTTTAAGCTTCCACGACACTGTAATGGCCTTAACCAGTTCATGACCGTCCAAAATTACCTTACTGAGGGACACGGTGCCGGAAGTAGCCGCGGTATCTTCATCAACCCACGCCGCATTTCCGGAATCACCAGTTTCCTTGGGGATCTCAACCTTGCCCGGAACGTCCGTGAAATCTACCTCACCAATAATGGGGTGGGCTTCAGCCATTTCCTGCCAAATTTCCTGTTTCATGGTGGTCGGGATAACCACCTGATTCCCAGAGGCTTTGTTGGCCACACTAGCAAATGCATCACGGTTCACGCTTGCAAAAACTTCGCTCTCGTCCGCGGTGAGCTTGCCGCCCATGAGCGTCTTGGCGAACGCTCTGCGGTACATGTCCTCATGTGCCTTTGTGTTGTCAATGACGGGGGTGGCCTCCAGTACAGGGCCATTTGCGGACGCTTTAATTGCCTGCGGTGCCACGGGTGCACCAGCTTTAGCAACGCCCTCTGCCAACGCTTCAAGGTTGGCGGCTTCGGCTTTTGCGGCCTCGTAATTTTTGTCAAGCTCTTCGATGGCCACACGCTTTGCCTGTGCGTCCTCTACTTTACCAGCGTCAAGCGCGGCCTTGGCCTGAGCCATGAGATCATTTCTCTTTGCGGTATATTCATCGTGATTCATTCTGATTTTTCTCCCTTCTCAACTGCAGGAGCCTTTTTCTTAGGCTTCTTTTCAACTGTCTTCCCCTCAGCATCGCCTTTGGGGGCTGGCGGTCCCGCCAAATATCTCTTGTGCTCTTCTGGTGTCATGGCTGTCCTCCTTTCATGTCCAAAAGTGCCAGCCGTTCCCGCTCGATTTGCGTAAGAGCATTGGCCTTTCGGTTCGCCATCACAAAATTGTCGGGGGTATTTCTAAACCTCTCCAGCGTGGACACGTCGGCCTTGGCCGCGATCTCCACCGCGGGAGAGGTAGAAATCTTGTTAAAGATTTCAGCCGCTTCTGTACCCGTGAACCACGTTTCCTTATCCATGTAAGCCACGATTTCTTCCCGGCTTACCTTGGCGGAATCCATGTACACGGATATCATCGCGGAGTCCATAGCGTTGAGCATGGCCAACACATTCTCTAGATCATGAGCGTTTCCAGTGGCCGTCGCCCACGCGTGGTGGATCATGAAAAAAGCATTTTCGGGAATTATAACTTTATCCCCGGCCAGCGCGATGATCGAAGCGGCTGAGGCCGCCAAACCATCTACGTACACAATCTTTTC